CAAGGGAAAGCAGTTCTCGAAGCAGCCAGTCAAGAGGAAATAACCGATGCCCACATCTGGAGTCACCAGCTACAACCCGTCCATCGCCGAGATCATCGACGAGGCCTACGAACGCGCCGGCATCCAGACGATGACGGGCCACGAGTACATCACCGCCCGACGGAGCCTCAACCTACTCACGCTCGAGTGGGCGAACCGCGGCATCAACCTCTGGACGCTCGACGAGGAGACACTGCCGCTTACCGCTGGAGTGTCCTCGTATACCCTGCCGACCGACACTGTGGATGTCCTGAGTGGCGAACTGCGCCTCTTCGCCGGGAACCAGACGCTGCAGAGCGACTCCTCCATCGACCGGATCTCGTTCAACCAGTACGCCTCGCTGCCAAATAAGCTGGCGCAGGGCAGGCCCACGCAGTTCATGATCCATCGAGGCGTCGTGCAGCCGACGATCTACTTCTGGCTGGTGCCGGATCAGAGCAGCACCTATACGTTCTACTACTGGCGCATGCGGCGTATCCAGGACCCCGGCAGCGCGGTGAATACGTCAGACGTGCCATTCCGCTTCATCCCGGCGCTGATCTCCGGCCTTGCGTACCATCTTGCCGCCAAGCGCAAGGAGTCCATGGCGCTTGTCCCGGCGCTGAAGGAACGCTACGACCAGGACTGGGACCTCGCATCCGATGAAGACCGCGACCGCTCCCCGCTGCGAATCGTTCCGTACCGGAGCTACCGATGAGCGGATACTCCAGCGGCCAGAACTCCAATGCCTACTGCGATATCTGCGGGCGACCGATAAAGTATCGCGAACTCCGCGATCACATATATAATCAAAAAAGGGATGGCCTCAAGGTCTGCTCCCAGTGTGACGACGAGGATAACCCACAGCTCCAAGTCGGTCGCTTCTTCCGAGCAGAGCCACAGGCCCTCTGGCAACCAAGACCGGACACGCCAGAACTCGCAACGTCCCGCGCATTTGCCCGTTGGAATCCAATTATGAACCTAGTGATGGAAGTCACACTGGGCCAGGTAAATGCGAGGTTGACATGAAGTTTCAAGGCAAGGTAGTCCGTAAGCAGCTTGGGGGCACGCTCCCCACCAACGCCGCTGCCGATAGCGCGGCTCGGATCATGGGCGGCGTTCGATTCCCGAACGCGCCGAGTCTGGCCGGCATCCCCGGCGTCTCGATGAATACGCCCGTCCCCGGCGTGTCGCAGAGCGCGGCGATCCCCGCTGCTCCTGCTACCGGAAGGCGCCGGCAATCGACACAGGATCTGCTCCAGTCTGCCGTGATGGGCGGACTCGCTGGACTCGGCGGCACTCCGGGGATTACCGCCGGTCTTGCGATGCAGATCATACCCATCTTGGCGGGCCTGATGAAAAAAGGGACCGCGATTCCCAAGAAAAAAGGAGGTGGTCCAGTGAAAGGTCGCATGAAGAACGAGGCCGGGAAGAACGCAATGCCCAAGCCTGCGAAGAAGGTCGCCGCGGCGAAGAAAGGCTACGCCAAAGGCGGCATGATGAAGAAGGGCAAGGCGTGCTAGGGTGACTTACGCCACTCTTGTCCAGTTGATGCAGGACTACCTCGAGAACCAGGAGGCGTCCTTTGTCAGCAACATCCCGGACATCGTCAGACTGGCTGAGGAGCGGATCTATAACTCGGTTCGCACCCCAGACCAGCGGCAGAGCGTGGCGGGGACGACAGCAACGGCCACGATTACTACACCAGGCTCATTCGTCGAGCCGCTGGGCCTCTATGTCAACTCCGTCCCGCTTCTGCCGAAAGCAGTCAGCTATATTCGCACAGCTTATACTGGAATCACCGGGCAACCCGAGGCATACGCGACGCTCAACGCTATCGCAGACTCGCCCAATGCGAATGCCCCGGCAACGATTCTGATCGGCCCAGCCCCCGATGCCACCTACTCCTACACCCTCGATTACGTTGGCGCTCCCACTTCGATCACCGTGGCTGCCACCCCATCGCGGACAACGTGGCTGTCGGCTAACTTCTCGTCGGTGCTTCTGTACGGGTGTCTGGTCGAGGGCTACATCTACAACAAGGGGCAGGCTGACATGATGGCCGAGTACAAGGCGCAATACGAGGCAGGAATGAGGGAACTCAAGCGCAGCGCCGAGGGCCTGCTGCAACAAGACGAGTACCGGGATCGTCCGCTCGGCAGGGAGGTCACGCAGTAATGCCATTCACCGGCTCCTACGTTTGCACGTCGTTCTATACGGACCTGCTGGGCGGCAAGATCAACTTCGGAAGCAATCAGATCAAGCTAGCCCTGTACACCAACGCGGCCACGCTGAACGCAGCGACCACCGGATACACTACCGCGGGCGAGGTAGCGGCTGGCGGGGGATACAGCACGAAAGGCGTCATCGTCAACGCCACCGTGACAACGACCAACACAACGAATGGCCCGGTCGTCATCCTCGACTTCTCCGATGCGGTCTGGACAACGCCGACGTTCACGGCGCGGGGCGCCCTCCTCTACGATGAGACTGCGGGAGGCGACCCCGCTATCGCTGTTATCGACTTCGGACTGGATATCACCGGAAACGGAGTCAACAACTTGACCGTGTCCTTCCCGCCGCCAACCGCGAACGCTGGGTACCTTGTAATTAAAACCGTCCTGAATAACCCATAATGCCGAGTACATATACCTCGAACAACGCCCTTACGCTCCAAGCGTTCAATGAAAATCCCTCGACATGGGGAACAATCGCCAATGATGTATTCAGCCTGATCGACGCCTCTCTCGACGGAATCGAGGCTATCGATGTCTCTGGCTCGACAGCGACCGCCACGCTGACGATTGCGGACGGAGCGAGTGCCCCGGCGCGGGCGCGGGTGCTGAATTTCACCGGGGCCAGATCGGTCACCAACGTCACGGTCACCATCGGCCCGGATACGGCGAAGAAGATCTACTGGGCGAGGAACTCCACGACGGGCGGATTTAGCGTGATCCTTGCCCAGGGGAGTGGCAGCACGGTCACCATCGCTCCGGGCGCGTGGGTCCTTGTGTTTCTGAATGGGGCAGGGAGCGGGGCCAGCGTGACCGCCCTCAGCAACATATCCCTTGCCGGTTCATCTTCTGGCATGACGACACTCCAGCCGTCCGCCGCCGCGTCTGGCACCCTCACCCTTCCCGCTGCTACCGATACGCTGGTGGGCAGGGCGACAACGGATACGCTCACGAACAAGACGCTTGATACCGCGGGCGCGGGCAACGTTCTTCGCATCAACGGAACCCAAGTGAGCGCCGTGACGGGGACTGGTTCGGCGGTGCTGGCGACCTCCCCGACGCTGGTTACTCCGATTCTGGGCACGCCGACTTCGGGGACTCTGACGAACTGTACGGGGCTGCCGGTTTCGACGGGGGTTTCCGGTCTGGCGGCGGGTGTTGCGGCGTTCCTGGCGACGCCGACCTCGGCGAACCTGGCGGCGGCGCTGACGGACGAAACGGGTAGCGGCGCCAACGTGTTTGCGACCTCTCCGACGCTTACCACCCCGACGATTGTGACCAGTGCCGTGTGCCCGGTCGTGAACGGTGGTACCGCGGCATCGGGTACACTCACGCTTCAATCGACGACGGGGGCGGGGTTTACGGATGCGATTATTTTTCGGACGGGAACACAGGTCGAGCGGGCGCGGATTACGACATCTGGCAACGTCGGCATTGGCGCGACGAGTCCTGATTATCAATTGCAAGTGAATGGAGAGAATCAAACCACCGCCGCTATCACAAATAGCGGCAATAAAGGTGGTTCGATCATGCTGTTTGACAGTGGTGCTGCCGGCGGGAATGGTGGCTCTGTTCTTTTCTCAGCAGCTAATAGTTCCGGTAATTTTGCATTTTCAGCCATTAAAGGACTACTCGTAAACGGAACTGGGCCTGTTGGAGATTTGGCTTTTAGCACTCGTGTTAACACCGGCGACACTGCGTTAACAGAGCACATGCGTATCGTCTCAGTCGGCAACGTCTGCATTGGCGGCAACGCAGCCAGAGCGACAACGGCGGGATCAAAGGTGCTGCATATTTTCGACGGCACCGCCCCAGTCGGCACGCTGGCAAATGGCTGCTCGTTCTATTCGACATCCGGCGAGATGCGTGTGATGGACGCTGCGGGCAACGCAACGCTGCTCTCGCCGCACGACCGCGTGACCAACGAGTGGATTTACGATTCATCGTACACGCCCACCGGCAGGCGGCTGAAGATCAACGTGGAGAAGCTATTGCGCTTCGTCAATGATCACTTTGGACTGGATTGCGTCCAGGACTTAATTGAGGAATAACAGGAGACCGATATGTTTCTAGAGGAAGTTAGAGCGAGTTTCATTGCCCAAGGCCATGCAATGGCGAATCACTTCAATGCAGAGAACGAGAAGCAGTTTCTCGGGGCCGCAAAGAACTGGGCGATTAACGGCGACGGAGAGAACCCGCCGAAGCCAGCCGAAGCCGTTGAGGCGCAGTTCGATTTCGAGGGGCTGTGGAGCATGACGCTTAAGCCCGCTGGACGCCCGGTGTCGACGCTGGACCCGAAGACGCTCCTGCCGTCCCACGGCACCGACGAGAACGCTATCGGCGGCCCGGTCGGTGGCCCGATTCCTGGGCAGCCGGGGCGCTTCTATGCCGCCTCGAATGCGACCCCCTGGCTGGGTCAGACCGTGACCATTGACGGGAAGCGGTACCTGTTTACCGCGATCACGCCATTCAATCGGGCGTGGGAGGTGCTGTGATGTGGGGCTGGTTAAAAAAAGTCGCAAACCACGGCGTACCGATTGCTGTGCAACTGGTCCCCGGAGCATTCCGCCCGGTTGCTGACGTCGTCTACACCGGGGTGCGGAATGCCGAAATGGCAGGAGGCACGGGCCCAGAGAAGCTGTCGTGCGCCATGCGGTATATCACCTTGATGATTCCCGCCATTTCGCTGCTGCTCCGGCGGATAACGGGCAAGGAGGTCGTGAACGAGCAGGCCCTGGTCGAGGCGCTCGCGCACCTCGCTGAGTTCTTTGTTCTGATCGAAAAGGCGGTCGGGGTAAAGCCGTCGTGAAGAAGGCAATTGCGGCCATTCCTGGCCTAATTCTGGGGGCAATCTATTCGATGCCGACGTTATTGTGGGGGCTGCTCGGCCTCCAGGTCGTCGATTTCGCAACCGGGTTTCTCGTTGCGTGGTCCACGGGCGCGGTGTCGTCCGATGTCAGCAGAAGGGGATTCGTAAAGAAGACAGTCGCACTCCTGCTGATTGTCGCTTTGGAGATCGCTGAATCAGTTCACCCGATGCCGTTTGAACTGTCGGCGTATGTGGCCGGCTGGTTCTGCCTGACCGAACTGATTTCCATCATGGAAAACTGCGGCAAGGCCGGCCTGCCCCTGCCGCAAAAACTGACGAACGTACTGGCGCAACTCCAGGACGAAAAAAAGTGAACTGGACGGTAACCCGCACCGATAAACAGTGCGTGGATATCGACTTCGACTGCTCCCAGAAGAAGATCGTATCGGCGTTGCTACTCGCCGATGAACACGCCGATAACGCCCACTCCGACCTTGCGCTGATCCGCAAGCACCACGCTGAGGCTGTGGCCTTGGGTGCCCCGATCCTCAAGTTCGGGGATACGTTCTGCGCCATGGAAGGCAAGTGGGACCGGAGGGCAAGTGAATCCGCCTTGCGGCCAGAGATGCGAGGCGGAAACTACCTGGATAAGCTGGTGTCGTTTCACACCGATCTGTACCTGCCCTACGCGAAAAACATCGCCGTCCTCAGCGACGGCAACCACGAGACCTCCATTCTCAGGCACCACCAGACAGACCTGCTTGAGCGGCTGACGCAGAATCTTCGCACGTTCGGGGGGGCTTGCGAACATATGCCATTCACCGGCTTTGTCCGGTTCAAGTTTGACCTTGGCAACCGGCATCGCGACTCAAGGACGTTGCACTACCACCACGGATACGGCGGCGGCGGGGAGGTCACGCGAGGCCTGATCGACAACTCGCGCACGCGAGGACAGTACTCGGCGGATATCTACATCAGCGGCCACATCCACAGGCGCAACAGCGATGAGAACATCATGATCGGCGTCAATGGGAGGGGGCACGTTGTGCAGCAACCCCAGCTATTCCTCCGCGCCGGGACGTACAAGCGCGAAGAAATGGGAGGGTCTGGGTATCATACAGAGAGGGGCCGCTCGGCTAGGCCGATAGGCGGCTGGTGGCTGGACTTCGAGGTATCCAGAGACCGAAACAATACGTTCGTTGATGTTAACTACCGATCCGCAAAATGAAAACTCTACTCTTTCTTGTTATCGCCCTGCCGCTTGTTGCTGAAGAGAAGCTCTCGAAGCAAGAACAGCTCGAGATCGAACTCGCCAGCGTGAAGCTGGAGAACATCGCTCTACGCTCGCAGATGATGCGGACGCAAGAGGCAGAACTCCAGAAGTCCATCCAGGCCATCTTCGAGGCTGTGTGTAAACGCGCCGGCCTTGAGATCGCTGCCTGCCAATACGACCCCAAGACGCAAAGCGTAACCTCCAAAAAATAATGCCCTTTAAGAAGATCCAGCTTCGCCCAGGGATCGTTCGGGACGTGACCAACTTCTCGAACGAGGGCGGCTGGTATGACTGCGACAATGTTCGCTTTCGCATGGGCATGCCGGAGTCGATTGGGGGGTGGGTCGAACTTCTCAACGGTGGGTCAACTACGAATGCGCTGGAAACAACCTACGGCGTCTGTCGATGCCTGCATCAGTGGACAACCCTTGCCGGTCAGCAGTTCACCGCAATCGGGACAGACAAGAAGCTGTTACTGCTGAATCAGACCACGGTTTCCAACATCACCCCGGTAGGGCCTCCGATAACACTGCTGCCTAATCCGCTCAAGATGATCCAGGCGCCAGGAGTAGGGCCACCCGCCTCGAACTCCCTGCGCGTTGAACACATCGGGCACGGAAGGGTCACCGGGGATTCCGTTATAATCTCCGGGGCCACCGCAGTTGGCGGCTTCTCCGCTGTCGATATCAACAAGGAATTCCAGATCGAGGTCATTGATGCCGATAGCTACAGAATTCCCATGGCGACTAGCGTTCCCTTTATCAGTACCAGTGGGGGAGGATCAGCGGTAGTTGCAACGTATGAGATACCTATCGGTTCGGCGAGTAACGCTTTCGTCTCCGGCGGCTGGGGTGTCGGAACATGGGGGCAGGGAACATGGGGCACTCCCCGGAGTGGCCTGGAATCCGGCATTCGCATTTGGTCGATTGACAACTTCGGCGAAGACCTTGTCGCCGCCATAATCGGCGGGAAGATCTACTACTGGGATGCGTCGGTTGGCGTGGGGGCGCGTGCGGTCGAACTCTCCAGCATCGCGGGGAGCAATCAGTGCCCAACCATCAACTCCGCCGGAATTGCCGTATCCGAAGGCGACCGCCATCTCCTCGTATTCGGCGCAAATGAAGTCGGGTCCGCTGCTGCCGATCCCCTTCTCATCCGCTGGGGGAACCAGGAGAGCCTGGTCGAGTGGGAGCCGCGGCGCGATACCACGGCTGGAGGCCTGCGGGTTTCTGCTGGGTCGAGGATCATCGCGCAAACCAGAGGCCGGCAGGAAACAGTCATCTGGACAGACATCGGCATCAACGCACTGACGTTCGTGGGGCCTCCGTATACGTTCGGGCTGAATACCACCGCGCA